TTACAATCCTGCCTGTCCAGACAGATGGATTGGCATTATATACTACATCTTCTATAGTATCTTCTTTATCTGCTTTCTTGAGTGTCGCATTCTTTGCGATTTCATCAGATATTTTATTGTTTTCGTTAACCAGATATTGCTTAAAACTAGCCATAATAATATATTTATAATAAAAAACATAGATGTTAATCTATGTTTTTAAGTTAAATCTGTATCTATAATTATCTAGTAATAGTTGGCAAGAAGAATGACGATACGAATGGCATCGGGAGATAAATATCTTCGCCGCACTTCGGACATTTGAACTTCGCTTCCGGCTTTACACAGAAGAGATACTTACTGATAGTATTAGCGAATTCAGAGAACGACATAGCGTCAAGTTCGGTAATATATTCATAAGCCTTGAACAATGAAAGATCATTATCATTTACACTCTTTACGTATGTAGCGAGTTCAAGAAGTTCTGGGTTGATTTCGATGGAAACATCCTGGCGGTTCTTTAACTGGTTGACAGCATTTTCAGTAGCAATAGTAGAGAATGCAATCTTAATTCTGTCACCGTTACCGAGTTCGATATATTCAGGAACATCGTCATCGAGATACTGTATATCGAGGTTACTTAAAGTAAAGTCATAATTACAGATATTGCCACATTCTGTGCATTCGCCACGGAGACGGAATGGCATATCGTTATAGGTATAAGAACGAAGATAGAAAATCAAGAAAAGCTTGTCACCAGTATAGATGGTATTATAATCAAAATTAGGGCCACCCCAGATACTTGTAGCAATAACGTTATTGATAACTTTATTGATATTATCGGAATTGATTACAGCAAGGTTCTTGACATTGAGCGGGTTAAGTTTCTTTACGTACAACGGAGTATCTGGATAAAGTTTACCTCTTGACGGTAACAACGTCTTATCCAACATGATTGAACCTTTTGGTGGTTGGTTCATCATGGCAGTCATGATATTGCCTAGATTTCCGGAATTGATAGTATCAGGATTGATTGTATTCAAATCGAGTTTTTCTGATTTCATATTTATTCACCTTTATTTAAACTTTTATATATTTATATTCACTATACATCACAGTTAAAATATCTGCTCAGAGACTTCGAGCCTATCCAGGAAGATAGGTAAAGAAGTGCTAAAGCATCTGTCTTCAACTCTCGGGGCTTACTGTCAAGCTTACGGGATGGTCATCCTGTACTCCGGCTACATCTTGACATGCCATGGCGGCTACATAGAAAATTTGCTAGATTTTCAGTCATTGGGTTCCATTATCAGTTAATACCTGATCATTTCGTTAAAAACGACGAACTTTTCCCTCAAGTTCATAATGGCCTACCCTCTACCGACAGCTCATTGGATTGAGTTTCGCTCCGAGGAATAGGACTTGGAATGTCGAAAATCAAAGATAGCAAAGAAAGTTTAAATTGTAAACTTTTTGTTAACATTAATTCTGAATTTTATTTAGCAGCTGTCCAGCTATTAATGTTTGCTACTGTAGATTCCATAGCATCTACGGAAGATTCACCCTCTTTACCCTTATTAGAAACATTATCGTGTGCGATGAGTTCTGTCTTACCGCGCTGGTTTTTATGAATGTTACTTTGGTTGTGTTCAGTACTATCAATAGTGGCATTACTGAAGTTAAATGCGCCAACACCACGTTCATTCATATCATCAGTTACAGCTTTAAGAACAAGATCTTGCGATTCATTATGATATAATGCATTTTTACTACCTTTAGCACGAATTTTATCATCAACCACTTCACCTACTGCCTCAACCTGCGAACGTGCTTTTTTGCCGCTTTCATCAACGATTTCGATATAGCCCGAACGGCCAGTAGAATGGGTAGTATGTAATCCATTTTTATCATGTACACCAGAGGCGCTTACATATTCTATACCTAATGTATTTTTTCTAGTAGCATCATCAGCATAATCTTCTGAACCAAATGCACTATGTGCACGGCCTTTCTCGACAGTTTCTTTTTTAACGATAGCAAAGTCTTCAAACATAGTTGCAGCTTGACCACCTTGTGCCATGTTACTTAATACTGTATCAAGATTTGCATAGAAATTACCTGTTGTATGGAATGCAACATCTTCAACTTTTTGATCTTTAAATTCCTTAAGTTTTTCTCTATTAAAGCTGTTCGTGACAGTTTTTCCTTCGTCATTAACATATGATGCCTTACCGGCATAGGTATAATATGTCGCTTCGACTTCTTCACCTTCTGCGTTCTTATATCGTCTTGTATGTTTTTCCCAATCTTTATTACCGTTTGCAATTTCAGCTTCAATTTGCAGTTTGATAACATTATTTAAGAACATCTTTGTATTTTCATATTCTTCAGCAGTCATCTTTAAATTATCTTGATGAGAATGAGGATTAAACAGGCGTTCGGCACCTAAGCTACCTTGTAGATCATCTAACAATCCATCACTTAAACCATAATCTTTTTTAAGCTGTTCTTTTTCTGCTTTAGACAATTTTGTATCGGCTGAGTATTTATCGATATCAGCAATAAATTGCTCACGTTTTGCAGGGTCAACAATATCATAAGCACCTTGTAATAATAATGCACGCCCACCCTGTATAATGTCAGTATTTTTGCCTTTTGGAAGAGGTTTTCCATCACCAGAACCAGAACCAGCAGGTAAAGGCGGATTCTTTCTTTTTTCTTCTTCGGCACGTTCTTGTGCATTTATATCTTGCATATATTGATTGAATATATTATCGAGACCGTCATGAGTCTCTTTATGTTTAGTGGAACCATCATCGTTAAGTTTGATTTTAGCAAGCTCTGTTTCATCAGATGTGCTATAAAGAACATAAAATGATGCTTTAAGTTCTATAGGCGAACCATAGTCATTGTTATTGAATGTAGGAAAATCAAATTGACTTATTCTACATACATAAGTTTTTTCGTCAACCACAGCTTGCATAGATTCTTCAAACTGTGTAACCTTTATACTTACCAATGGAAGGCTTTCATTATGATATGGCTCACCACCATATAAATGCGATAAGGTTTTAAATACCATCATATCGTCGGTTTCTTCGAACGTAATATTCATTTCACGTTCACCAAATTTTATTATCGGGAAAGAAACCTGTGTGTTACCAAAAAGTCTTTTATCGTCGTTACTTATACTAAAAGTCGGGAAAGAAATATTCTTGATTGAAAATTCTATAACATCATCGAAGTTAGTTTCAGTAATGCCACCAAATGGTTTAATTTGAGCACAGAACCTATAGGTTATATGCGGTCTCAATTTAGATACGCTATTGTATATGTTTATTAAGCCCATTACCATCCTCCGAACGGGTCATAATATTCTGGATTTTCTTCCTTGACTTCTTTGTCATTATATACGACATGAGATTCAACATTATCTTTTGCGTCTTTGAGAATCTCACCTTCTTCAGAATATTTTAATGTTTCATCATGTTTTAAATCTTCATTAATAGCGAGCATGTCACTGCCTTCTTTAATCTTGCCGTTTTCTTCTGTAGCATCAGCTTGAACATGTGCTGTATTATGCTCTTCAGTATCTTTAAGGTCAAGATTAAATGTTTCGCCTAGTGAAGCATATTCATTAAATTCTTCCATCTTGTCAGGATTAATCTTATTAACATCGACATCTTCATGATTATTGCGCCATACACGTAAGATAAACGTATAGGTCATTGGAGTTGACAAGAATGTAGTGCTGTCAGCAAACTGTTTTACATTAACTACCTCATAATATGTATCTGAATATTCCATATAGACAATATCGCCTATTCTAGGAACTTCAGCCTCATAGATATCCTGCATATCAGGATAAGATAATTGAGATGCTTCGTAAAAATGCTGGACTGTACATTGACAGGTTATAAGCTCATTATAAATCATACCCTGTAAATCATAGCTTTTCTGCATAGTTGGTATGCTGTCAGTATACATTTGCAGTTTAAATCTACGTTCTACATTTTCAAGCGGATCTTCGCCATATAGTCTGTCTATTTTTGTATCTATGGCCTTTATATAATAAAGGACTTCGAAACCAAAATTGTTATATGCTTCTGATGTAAGTTCAGAAACTAAGGCAGCTTCCGCAGAATAACAGTCGTTTTCTGTTGAGTCAAAATAACGAGGCGCATTCCAGTCCCAGCCTTGAACTGTACACCCGTTACTGAATAATTTTCGGAATTCTGCAGCATAATCTCTAGCCATACATTATTTATAAATAATATAAGTTATGGAGAATATATGAGAGAATCTTTTACTGAATACTACAATAGAAAAGTAAATGAACTGGATGAAGCCAGAAAATTACTTGAATCTAATGGCTATGTAATATTAAATGAAGGTAAACTTGGCCGTTTTATTGCTGGTTTAGCTTTAGGTTTAGGCTTAATTACGCATGCAGCTGCAAGAGATTTCAATGCAAAAGCAGCCGATATGTATAATTCCAATATAAAATCTACAGAATTCAGTCAGGATTTACAAAAAGAATACAATATGGGGTCAAATGTAACAATGACATCTGAAATGGTTCAGAATATTGCTGATATGGTATGTAAAAAGCTGTCAGATAAGATGCTTGCTGCCAATAAGTATGAAGTTGATGACCTTGTAGAATTACAGGAATGGAAAAACGCGGTCAAGTTCTATAAGACATTATATAAGGCAGATGAATCTTTGGGAAATATGTTCTCGAGACGACTTGATAAAGCGTTGACTAAAAGTCTAAGTATTGCGCCTAATATTCAGCAATATGCTGCAACTCATAAAGTTTAATAAAAAATAAAACCGGTTAAATAACCGGTTTTTTAATTTAAAATCCTAATAATGTAAGTAACTCTTCTTTAGTCTGTTTTGGTGTTTCGTATTTTATTACCTGACCACCAGCGGAAGAGAAAGCATCACAGTTTTTACGGAAGTCATCTATAAGCAATGCTTCTGGGTCAGCATAATAGGCTTTTTCTTTTCCAAGGTTTGTGATTATAATGTGGTGCTTATCAATATCGGTATTGTTCTTAAGCCATTTTAATTTACCGACTTTACCTTCGCTGAAGTTTACAGAAGAAAGGATATATAAATCGATGTCTTCTTCAGCACATACTTTCTTGATAAATTCGAATAGTTCCTTGCCTTCAGGAAGCCATTCAATTTCAGACCAGAAGTCAGAACCTGCATTATGGATAACATTCCAGTCTACAGTATTTCCATCAATACAGTTAAATTTTTCACACTGTCCTCTGAAATTGACTATTACACCGTCCATGTCTAAAAATAATTTTGTAATCATCTTAAGTCCTTAGTCTGTATCTGGTGTTTGATCATTTGATACCCATTCATTACCACCAATACCTGGTTTATTTGCAAAGAAAAGTTCATTCGGATGTACAGATGGATATTGCTTAAAACCAAAGTATTGAACAAGTTGGATAACTCTTTTATTGTTTTTATTAGTATGCAATGAAACGCCGTTAGGTGAGTCTGCAATGCATTGTTTTAATGCCTTTAT